AGCAACATCTGGAGTTACATCGGCAGATAATTCTGCCACTGCTAAAACCCAATTTTTGCCATCAAGAGAACCTTGAATACCAAAATCTGAAGTAACATTTGCTCCCGCAGTCGTAGTATTAAATGCACATGCAATTTTTCTATTATTGCATAGAGCTCCAGGAATTCCCGGACTTAATACAGCCGCATCAGTATCTGTGGGGTCAACTACACCGGTAGATAGCACTAATACGCCACCTTCTTTACCAGCATTTTTCCACGTACTATAAGCAGCATCGGTTACATAGGTTGTTCCATCAGTAATAGTTGCACTACCTATTCCTATTTGTGCCATTTGTCATACCTCCTATGAGAATTTCAGGACTGCATGAGTTTCAGGAAGAGATATTTCTAGACCAGCTTCTGTAATAATCTGGTCACGTCTTCCATCTTCGTCATTAGCCTGAATGTTAGTTTCAATAAAGGTATCACGGCTTAACCCATTACCCACAAGTGGACGATAAGCAACATTAGCCATATCTACACAAACTGCATAATTTTCCCAAGGACCACGAAGTAGTGGTTCTTGAACAAAATGCAAGTTACCATAGATAGTATTAACTACTGTTACGTTATGACCAAAAGCACCAGGTACATTTGCAACATCCAGACGGTACTGTGAAGAACCGACTGAATTGTTTAAGAATGAACCAGCACCTAACTTGTTAAGGTAAGTAATTACTTTCCGTGAAGCCAATACAAGTTTATTTCCTGAATTTCCACTTTCTGGTGCAAAGTAATCTTCCATTGCATCTAAGAAAGCATCATATCCAGATGAAGCATAGCTCATATTATATACCTTACCATTAACTTCGGTAAAAGGTACGATACCATGAGTATACCTGGCTTGACCGCCTTCAGCAGTAGCGCCTGTGTCACCCTGTAATGTGGCACCAGCTACACCACGTCCGAATAGAAATCCTTGCTCAAGGTCCATTTTATGTTCCATAAGCTTTTCAGTCCAAACACGCTTGTATTCATCAGCAATACCACGATATTTAGTTGCCATTGCTGTTCCAGAGAAGAGATTCATTGCAGTTTTAAAAATCTGACAATAACCTTCTCTATCGAACAATGCATCTTCCCAACCTGCAGGAGCTGTAGTACCTTCAGCCCATGCTGAGCCAATTACTTGACCTTTAGCACCAACTAAGATATCTTCAGTTGCAGTCATATCTTTACCTACAACAAATATATCTGTTGCATCAATACTCGTTTGAGCAGCTTCTGCTTGGATAACACCTGTTGCTACTGCAGAAGACGACTGAGCAGCCGCTTCAGCAATTCGTACGATAACTACACCTTCGGTTGTTTCGATTGCTAGATTTTGTCCACCTGTAATGAATGGACAAGGTTGATTTGCTTCTATACTACCATTACTATTATAACCACATTCCAATACAAGGTCAGCGCCAAGAGTAATTCCGGCAGCAGCCCCAGCATTGCTGATTGCAGTTTTAACAGTAAAGTTACGTCTTTGCCACTGGTGTCGTTGTTCTAAAAACTTAAATACAGGGTCATCAGTCGATTTCTTTGCTACTTTTGAAAGGTAAACGAAGAAAGGAGACTGTTGAGGTGCTAGTTCTGATATTCTTTCGCCAAAGTTAAAGACTCGGCGGTTATTATCAATACTAATTCCCTGTACTGCGGCACCAGATGAGCGAGTATAAATGTTTGCCATTTATATTTCTCCTTTAATTATTCCCTAGGTCCAAGGATTCTTGGCCTTATGGGAGTTGATTAATTCATCCATAATATTGTCCTCAGTATTTCGATTTTGCTGATTACCGTGAGCTGGCATTACACCCATAGGAGAGGGAATTTGCTGCGCATTACGCGCTTGCTGAAATTCTGGACTCGGTCCTGTGGGCACGCCTTGCTGTGGGGTTCCAGCTTGATTCATTCGAAATAATTGGACAAGATTGTCCATTGAGATAGATTCCGGATTAGACATAGTTCTTATAAACTCATTAGTTTCCGTAGGAGTTAGTCCATAATGCCCTTGTACATGTTCAGAAATCTGGCTTATCTGGCGTCCCTGTTCAACTTTGTTCTGCCGTTGCTGTTCCTGTTCACCAAGGTAATTAGCTTGTTGGTCAAGCTTCTCTTGCATTACTGCTAAATCATACTGGTGTTTTAACTCGTTATATTGAGATATATCTGCATCCCATAATTCTTTCTCATCAAGATACTTGGCACTCTCACTAGACGGGTCAGACCACGCCTCTTCTCGAGAATACCTAGCTGGTTTTTTAGGAGCCATTGGAGGGGGTGGGAATTCCTGTACAGTTTCAGCAGCTTCTTGAGGAGCTTGAGTAGCTGCAGTTGCTTGAGTATTACTCAATTCCTGCTTTAATGCTTGTAACTCATTCTCTCTCTTTGCTGCTTGTGATTGCCAATATTGGTAACGACGTTCATCGTTCTTGGCATCCTGTTCTGGTGTTCCCGCAACTACAGGAGCCTGCTCTTGACGAGGAGCTTCTTCAGTCGCTTCTTCCGTATGCTTAAAAAACGCATCTTCAACGGTTAGATTATTATCATCAGAACCCTCTTGTGAGCCAAACCGACCTAAAGCCTCTGTATCAAAGGCATCTACATTCTGTTGTGCTTCAGTTACTTGAGGGGTATCTGTTCTATTTTCTTCCATTCGTTTTCTTCCTTATTTTTGACTGCCCTTTTGTCCCGAAGGGGTTGAGTCTGGTTTAGTTGCTACAGCGATGTCACGCTTAAGCAGAGACATTTCGTCGCCAAGACGTTTCTCAAACAGAGTAGAGGCAGCTTTTGCTTTATTTGAAGTGCCATCCAATTCTGTTTTAAACTTCTCAACTTCGATTTTCTTACGCAGATTAACTGCTTCCCTGTCCCGAGTTTGCAAGTCGCCTTTCAATTCCTTGATTTGCTCTTGAGCACCTTCAAGTTGTTGTTGGAGCTGCTGAATTATATCAGTACGCTCCATAACGCCTTCCATATCGAAAACTTCTGTCTTCTTAAGTACTTCCTGTCTATCAATAATACCTTTCTGGTACGCGTCCATGTAAAATTCAAGTTCAGCATAACGGTTAGAAGGCAATGTGCTGCCAGACACATAGATTACATCATATTTGCCTATCGTAATGTTATTGACTATTTTAATTTCACCAGACTTATCATCGACCAGTTTCTTATTGACTACATATTCACTTAGTGAATTGTTAGGTTGTACTACTCTAAAAATCTTTCTTGTTGTATAAAGCTGTTGCATTAAGGGTATAGCTACCTGCGCCACTCTTGTAAGGCCAGCCTCAATATCTGCTAACTTAGATTTTATCTTTCTTTGACCAAATTCGTCTAAAGAGATAGTTGCTTTATACGTTTGAGGGGCAGCTTGTGAGTTGCCCATCATCATTTCATATAAACCAAGTTGATGGTCTATATCTGATTTAGCTGCTGTTTCATTGTGGTATAGTTCATTTGGTAGTGGACTTGGTTGAACTGGCATAGGAGCACCATCAGTTGGGTCAAATGCTATTGCCACACCAGGTTGAGACCACTTCTCTTCAAATTCCTTCATATCCACACTACCTTCAGGAACAAGTATCTTGACATTTGTTGATGTCGTTGCATGCGCAATAATCAAAGAACGAGTTTTATTGATATACTCCTGCATTCCCTTAACCATTCTAACATCTGATGTTGGATATGGAGTTCTTGTATGTATATTCATAAAAGGAACAATCGGATAATGTTCAATCGGCAATACTCTTGAATACAAGAATTCATCACCCATAATGATGCACATTTTAATCCTTTGTACTGAAACTTCTACAACCTCAATCATTCCTTTTTCGGCAAGTTGCCCAAAAGTAACCTTTTCTACAGGTATCTCCGGCATAGGTTGATTTAGAATAGTATTAGGGTCTTGACCTTGAGCGGTTGCTTCCATAGCCTCTTGAGCTCTTTGTTGCTGTATTTGCATCTGCATTTGCTGAATAAGAGCCTCAACCTTATTTCCGTCAGTCATAACCTGCTCACCATTTAAAATCCATGCTGGTTGTTGCATATACATCTCAAACTTATCAGCATCTAGCAAATCTTCTTTATCAGAAAAAACTTCATATACACGATATCTATCAACCATAACCTTGTAATATCGTTCATAACCTCTAATATATTCTTGTTCTGCTACATCTTTAACATCCTCAGGAAAAGTAGATGCAAAGTTATTTACTGCTCTTCCTGTTGTAACCTCATCCCATCTCTGGTCGCTATTAGCATTCCGTATTGCCTTTTCATACATTGGATACATCTTGACAGCCTGCTCTTTAGTAAACATACGAGAAACTATGATATTCTCCGCATCATCTAAAAACTTACTACGAGCATTAGGGTCAACATAAACATCCATTGGGTCAATATCATGAATACAAACCTCTCCCTTACCCATATCCATCATAGGGTCCTGATAAACGTTAATATAACCAACTCCCATAGTATAGTAATCATCAACAACTTGCCGTACTACTGATTGTCCATCAGAAATATCGTACATATAAGCAAGCAAGGAAGATAGTACACTAGCTACTTTATTATCGGAATCTTCTCTAGGAGCACACCTAAAAGAGGGTCTATTAGATGTTAACATTGATTTAGCTGCTTCAACAGCTGGATGGATACGATTAACTACTATTGGTGCCTGACCACGGGCTAAAAGAACATCTTCCTGTTCTTTAGTCCATTGACGTCCTAATCTAAACTCTTTATCTTCTTTAGCATGTTTAGACCAATTTTCACGTTCTTTGGAATAAACATCATAGAGTTTGGTAGTTTCATCTATAAATGATTGCGAATCTTGTGCAAATTCGTCTTTTGGGCGGTCTGGCATGACCATAAGTTACGACTTATTGGGTCATCCAATCAAGGACTTTTTTAGTAAATGTGGTATCTTCTGTGTTTTGTATCCATTCTTTACGCCTACAAGGCTTGGCTCCCTCTAGTGCTGTCCATATAGCATCCATAACATCATCATGCTTCCCTTTAGGGTAGGACATGAACTCTTTTTGAGGCTCTAGGTCTTGAGGGCGCCAGTAGAACTGCCCTTTAGCGAACATAGGAACCAAGGAGAGTAACCTTTCGCTCTTACGCGTTCTTGGCTTAACACCTTTCTCAAGACCTGGTATATATAAGTCGTCATTCCTCATTATTTCCCTGACAGCCGTTCTTAGAGCCTCTTGATAGCCAACTGTTTCTATCTTAATTCTTCTTGGCCGATACTTCTTATACATATCTATAATTTTTTGAGGTTGTTTCTCTGGAGAGACTCTATCTCTAAATACATCTATAGAGTAGTGATTACCCTCTGCATCCACACCTATCATGGCAACTACAAAGTAATCAGCCCTCATTGACAAGCTTGATG